AACTTGCGAGAAGAACTAGCCTCCCTGAGAAATCAGGGGGGTTTACCCAAGGAAGATAAGCTGTACTTGGATGACTTAGTGACTAACGGTGACTTTAGTAATGGTCTTACTGGGTGGACATCACAGGTAAGTGGGTTTGTCTACAGTAACGGTGAAGTTGTAGGTACATCAGCAAACGGTCTTTACCCACAGATTAGACAAACATTGAAAACAACATTAGGGAAAACCTATAGACTAAACATTGGTAAGGTACAACTTAACAGTGGCTTTTGGATCAGAGTGCGTTTGGCTCATGGAGGAACTACGGATACTGTTATTCAAAACAACAGTTCAACGCCTGACCAAAATATGTCAGGAGACGAAGGAACTGCGTTCTTCACAGCCAGAGATTCAGAAGTTATTTTGATTTTAGAGGTCAGGGACGGAGCTGTCGGAACATTCGACAACGTCTCAGTCCAAGAAGTAGGCGAAAACCTTGTAACCAACGGTACGTTTGATAACGGTACTACTGGGTGGACTTTGCACGAATCACCCTCTATTTCTGTTGTTAATGGTGCAATAAGAGTTACTAACGTGGGAAGCAACTATTCGAAGATTGAAACCACAATACCAACGGTAGCAGGAAAAACTTATACGGTGAATTTTGATTACGTTGGTGGTACATCAACGCAACACAACGTAAGAGTTGGAAGCGGCTCCACCGGTGCTAACTTATATCCCAATACTTCAGTTTCGACAGGGAACAACACAATATCTTTTACTGCAATAGATTCTACTAGTTTTTTGTGTTTTGTTAATAACAACGTAGATGGTGCTTACAACGATTGGGACAACATCATAGTAACCGAAGGCGCACACGAAGTAATACAAAGCATCCCTCACGGCTACGATGTCAAAGATGTTTACATTGACGGAGAGTTGGCTCGTGAAGGTGAAGCCTACGATTACGAAGTGAAAACCGATGGTATCAACCAGTGGCTCAAGCCTAGTGTTGAACCCACAGCAACCACAGAAACTGTTGTAATAGGAGTACGCAAATGATTTTTGTACATAAGGGTATGAAGTCCCTAACTTCACAACAGTTAAACCGTAGGACACAAAAGTATATCGACAGGGATTACCCACAGTGGAAGCGTGAGCGATCTATGCGTAAAGCTGATGGTCTATTCGATACTTACATGGATGGTGTTGAAACTGACACAGACACTAACAGAGCTAACAACGAGTTTAACTGGAACTTAGAGCAGTACCGAAAGGCTGTTCTAAGACTAGAGGACTATGTGTTGTCTGTTGGTGTACCTGAGTCTAGTTCAGAAGTACCTACAGGTGAGACAACTTATGACGAAGAAACTGGAGAAGCTACAGAAGTTACAGAGACTGTAGTTACTCCTGCTATCGAGCCACTAGAGGCTACTGTTGAAGTAGTAAGTGTGGACGAAGAAGGTAATGAAACTACGGAGACTGTAGACAATCCTTTGATTGTTCAAGATGTTGCAGAAAGAGCGCAAGCACAGTCTATAATTGACAATTCCTCAGAAGAGGTAAGGACATTTGGCATAGCCGAAGAGGAGTAATCAAGTGACTAAGGCGAGAGATTTAGCGGGGGGTAACACCCCCAACTTTTCTGTATCACGAACTTCAGATCAAACTAATTTTACAGATAACTCAGCTAGAACTATTGAATTTAATTCTGTTCAATACGACTCAGACAGTGCTTGGGACAGTGCAAACTACTATTGGGTAGTCCCCAAAGCTGGTAAATATCTTATAACAGTTAAAGCACGGCTTACAGGTAACACGAATACTAACGTAGACGATTGTACTCTTTATCTTTACGGAGGCTCTGGTTCAACAACTGCATTAGATTTTTCTGACTTTTCTACTAACACCTACCACCACGACACTATTAACCTAAGCGTAAACGGTGTTTATACCTTAGCTGCTGGCGATAAAATCAAATCTCAGGCAAAGATAGACTCAGCAAACGGTAGTGGGCAACGGGTAAACGGTAACGCTACTTGGAATTACACCAAGATGACGATTACTAAAATTATAGAGTAAGGAACAAGAAATGGAGCAGATAAAACAACAAGTAGAACGCTTGGAATGGCGAGTGGATCTACAGGACGAACAACTTAAGACGCTTACGGCTAACGCCAATGAGCTTAGAGGGATGCTGGATAGCATCAACCGCACCCTGCTACAAATCAAGTGGTTAGTTGTGGGCGGTGCTGTTGTTTGGTGGGGTCAGTCTATGGGACTTGGTAGCTTCTTTAAATTAGTAGGAGTATAGACTATGGGCGTAACAGACTTGATTGCTGGTATCTTTAAACCAGCCGCAGACCTCGTAGATAAAATGCACACCAGCGACCATGAACGATTACAAGCTAAAGGGCATCTTATGGATGTCCAAGCTGCTGCCATGCAGCGTGTGTTCGACTACGAAAAAGAAATGATTAAAGGGCAGCAAGCTATTGTAACTGCGGAAGCTAAAAGTGAACACTTTATCGTAGCTGCGTGGAGACCAATAACAATGCTAACCTTCCTTGCACTTGCTGTAGGCGATACCTTCGGGTTATTTGCTACGCCCCTTCGTGATGAAGCTTGGGCGTTACTACAGCTTGGCTTAGGTGGCTATGTCGTAGGACGTAGTGGTGAGAAGATTGCAAAGGTTATGAAAGGATAGATTATGGATACTAAAATATTAGACGAGTTACACGATAGTGTAGCTAGAGACTTGTTAGCAAAAGTTAAATCAGGTGAAGCGACTGCATCAGAATTGTCGGTTGCAACAAAGTTCCTTAAAGACAACGGAGCTGTTCACGAGGTTATAACGTCAGAGTCTCCTATGGCTAACTTATTAGAGGCATTACCCTTCGAGGAGGTGTCACATTGAGTACACCAAGGAATTATAAAAAAGAATATGCTAATTACCACAGCAAGCCTGAACAAAAAGACAATAGGGCAGCTAGAAACAGAGCAAGGCTTAAGATACGTAAGAGAGTAGGCTCTGCTGCTATTGCTGGTAAGGATGTAGACCATAAAGACAGAAACCCCCAAAATAACTCTACGAGTAACTTAAGAATACAAAGCAAACGTAGGAACAGGAGCAGAAATGGCTAGTAAAGGTTTATACGCAAATATTAACGCAAGAAAAAAGAAAGGCATTAGTCGTTCTAAAAAGAACTCCACTATTTCTAAAAAATCTTACGACAAACTTAAGATAGGTTTCAAGAAGAAGGATTAATAATGGAAAAGATGCCAGAGCAACTAAAAGACTTCCGTAACTTTATGTATATAGTTTGGAAGCACCTTAACTTGCCTGATCCCACTCCAGTTCAATACGATATGGCAGACTATATCCAGAACTGTCCCCGAAGAGCAATCATCGAGGCGTTCCGTGGAGTAGGTAAGTCCTATATCACCGCAGCATTCGTGGTACACCAGTTACTTCTTGATCCACAAAAGAAGTTCATGGTAGTGTCAGCATCTAAACAAAGAGCTGACGATTTTTCCACATTCACACAACGTCTGATCCTAGAACTCCCAATATGCCAACATCTCATAGCAACAAGTGAGCAAAGGTGGAGTAAGATCGCGTTTGATGTAAGACCCGCATTAGCGTCTGGTAGTCCCTCAGTTAAATCTGTCGGGATTACTGGACAGCTAACGGGCAGTCGGGCAGACATAATTATCGCAGATGACATCGAAGTACCTAACAACTCTATGACGCAAATGATGCGAGAGAAACTAGGGGAAGCTGTTAAGGAATTTGATGCGGTACTAAAGCCAGACGGTAAGATTCTTTATCTTGGTACACCTCAGTGTGAAATGAGTCTTTATAATACACTCACAGAGCGTGGCTACCAGATGAGAGTCTGGACTGCTAGATACCCGTCCATAGAGAAGGCTGAGAAGTCGTATGGGCAGCGTTTAGCACCTACCCTATGGGATGCTATGCACTCAGCAGAAAGTCCCTTAGACGGCAATCCAGTCGATCCTAAGCGATTTGATGATGAGGACTTGTTAGAAAGGGAACTCAGTTACGGTAGATCAGGTTTTGCACTACAGTTTATGTTAGACACAAGTCTAGCAGACATGGATAGATACCCATTAAAGTTATCAGACTTAATGGTGATGTCGGTAGACAATGATAAAGCACCAGAGAAGCTCGTGTATGGCGTTATGAAGCCTGTTAGCGACCTACCTAATGTAGGACTAGCGGGTGACAAGTATTACGCCCCAGAAGCGATTGTAGGGGACTACATAGACTATGACGGATCAGTGCTTGTTATCGATCCATCTGGTAGAGGTCAGGATGAAACAGCTTATGCTGTTGTTAAGATGTTAAATGGCTACTTGTACGTTTCAGACTGCGGAGGTATTCAAGGCGGTTACGATGAAACTACGCTAACGAAGTTATGTAACATAGCGAAGGAACATAAAGTTAACATGGTACTCATTGAGAGTAACTTTGGTGATGGTATGTTTACAGAACTACTTAAACCGTTCTTGAAAAAGATATATCCAGTTACTACGGAAGAAGTACGGCACAGCAAGCAGAAAGAACTACGTATAATAGACACACTAGAGCCTGTAATGAACCAGCACAAGCTCATCATAGACCCTAAAGTTATCCAAAAGGACTTTGACAGCGTACAGCACCATCCCCCTGAGAAGGCTCAGAGGTATATGTTAACGTATCAGATGACTCGTATAACGAAGGATAGGGGATCACTAGCGCATGACGATAGACTAGATGCTCTAGCAATGGGTGTAGCCTATTGGGTAGAACAGATGGCTGCTGATGTAGAAGAAGAAATGCAAGAAAGAAAGAATAAGCTATTGATGGACGAGATAGATAAGTTTGTTAATGGCTATAATGTAAACTCACAACCAAGGTCTAATACGTGGATGTAAAAAAACTAATAATGCTTGCTATGTTAAGCGTCCCTGCGTTTGCTAATGATGCAAACCAAGGTGATTTTAGTAACAATACGCAAGCAGAGACTATTACAACAACAACAAGCACTGTAGTAAGTCAAGAAGGTACACCAGTGCCAACAGCAGTAGGCGCAGCCGCCCCTGTTTACAACCAAGATATATGTGTTGTATCAAATGGGAGAGGTGTTCAGACGTTACAGATCGGCTTATCTTACGGTTCTTCTACAAGAGATGAAACCTGTGAGCTGCTTAAGCTATCTCGACAACTGAGCAACCTCGGCTTAAAAGTCGCTGCAACTAGTGTACTTTGTAATGACCCTAGAGTATTTCATGCGATGTTAAACGCAAAAACCCCATGTCCAATAGGAGGACTAATCGGTGATAAAGCAACTAAATATTATAAAGACAACCCTGATATTGTGCCTGATGCTCCTGTTATCAAGCGAGTCAAGAGCGGGAGGACTGTACATTCCAATGTCGTTGCAGGAAAGTTTAAACGACATAAATAGTACTATTGATAAGGGTCTGACAGACTTCACTGAGCAAACTCAAGCATCTATGGAGGCGGGTAACACTGTTATCTTTAATCAATATATGGGTGAAGCGTATAAGCTTAGTCAGCACCAAGTTAATACGTTTAATATGTTCTACTCAGAAGGACTTACTAACAGTACCCGTGAGGCTGTCACAACTGCCGCTATAGACGAGATAATTTTAGACAAGCAATATGACTATGAAGTCGCTAAAGAGTCTCTAATCGAAGCAGCAAGCGATATAGCACAGGTTACAGAGGTAGCAGAGATAATTGCTACTGGTAATCAGGAACAAGTAATAAACGCACAAGAGTATGCAGTTACAAACGACTTAGTTGAGATCAAGCAAGAAGATGTAGAACAATACAACACCAGTATTGACTCAATGCTTGAAGCTTCCATGACAAAGAATATGATTGAAGCCTACTCACAAGACTTACAACTAGTAGACACTATAGCTCAAGCAATGATCGATACAGAAACAACTCAAGCATTCTTTGAAACTGTGACGATAACGATTGATGAACTCAACCCTACAGCTCTTAACGTAGCTTGGGATGAGTATAGTATGGTTGTTGAGGGCGATATGTACGCATATTATCAACCAATACCAGACTTGGAGATGATGCTAAGATGATGGACGTAAAAACATTCTCCGTATGGGTAGGACTAGTGAGTACAATCGCTGGTGCTGCCATAGGATACGGTACACTAACAGAGAAGGTGGCAACACTGGAAGCAAATGTAGACTCTACAACGTTAGAGTCACGTTTAGTTAAACTAGAAACGAGGGTAGAGGATAATGACATTGGTAGGATTGGAAAAGAAATTGAACAACTGCGTGGCAGGGTTGATAACTTGGATGAGAAAGTTAGTAGCCTTAGTATCCCAAGCACGGGAGGCATTGAAAAAGATGTGGTTGTCCTTAAAGAACAAGTTGGTAACGTTAAAGACAGACTTAAAGACCTTGGGAAAGAATTTAAAGTCTTAACTCAGCTTGGTGAGAACCCTTTAAAATAGAGGGTTTGCTCCAAGGTGCCCCATAGAGGGAACAAGACCCCTCCCCCCCCTTTACATACCTATAGTATATATAAGTATGTTAAAGGATGTTAACGAGTGATGAATATTACCTAGGGTATAAGTACAGGTAATGTAGGATTGTTTAACATCGGTAAGGGATACCACCACCAGCACCTCCTTATTATATATATTAAGACCCCCTAGAACTTTGACTGGGCTTCGCTACCTTTGTCTGGGGGTGTCTTAATTTTGACAGAAAAATGTGAGGTGGTATATATACGCGGCTGGCGCACAGTTTCCCCCGTAATGCGAATGATTATCATTATCATCAACCATCACGCAAATGCGAATGAGAATCATTATCATTTAGAATGCCACTAGATACGCCACTAGATTTTGACGATCCTAGATAGGGAGCGCATTTACAGAGGATATAAAAACCAGTGCTACTGGTGCTACTACTGTATAGATGTACAGGCTGTGCATTCATCCAGTAACTACTGGTTATTCATACAGTGTTTATGTCTCTCTTTATCTGTTTTTTTGATTCTGACAAATCAACGCTAAGGGGTCTAATCGAAC